AAACAAATTACTGCAACAGCCGCTGAAGGTCAGTGGATAGATTGTGATAATGTTCGTTTTAGATATGATACACCTGAAAAAATAGGTGGCTGGTCACAGCTAGGGGCAGATAACGTTACTGGAGCTGCTAGAGGTATGCACCAGTTTATTAATAGTCAGAGTATTAAATATTCTATTATTGGAACAAATAGAATTTTGTATGCTTATTCAGGTGGTGTATTTTACGACATACATCCTATTAAATCTACAAACACTTTATCAAATGCATTTAGCACGACTAACGGATCAGCTGAAGTTACAATAAACTTTTCTGGTGATCATGGTATTCAAGCAGGTGATATAGTTTTATTAGACAATTTTTCATCTATCACAAATTCAAATTTTGCAGCAGCTAATTTTGATGACATAAGATTTATGGTAACAACTGTACCGTCATCAAACACAATTACAATTACTATGCCTTCTAACGAGTCAGGGTCTGGAGCTTCAGAGTCTGGTGGTATTAGAGTGCAACATTACTATAGAGTAGGACCAGCTGTTCAAGCACAAGGACTTGGTTGGTCTCTTGGAACTTGGGGTGGTGAAGCTGTAGGAGCATACACAACAGTTTTATCAGCAGATATATCTGCAGCTGCCACAAGTATAACTGTAAATGACGCATCACAATTACCGAGCTCTGGAACTAACTTTATAAAAATTGGAACAGAAGAAATATCATATACAGGTATATCTACAAACACACTAACAGGTGTAACAAGAGGTGTGCGAAACACAACAGCAGCATCACACACGGCAGGTGATACAGTTACAAATACATCTGACTTTGTGGCTTGGGGTGAAGCAGCATCTGGTGACTTAGTCTTGGAACCTGGATCATGGTCCTTAGACAATTTTGGTGACAAAGCTATTTGTTTAATAGCAGACGGTGAAGTATTTGAATGGAACTCTGCAGCAACAAACGCTACATCTAATAGGGCTACAATTATTTCAGGTGCACCCACTGCATCAAGACACATGCTTGTATCTACACCGGATAGACACTTAGTATTTTTTGGCACGGAAACAACAATAGGTACGAAGTCTACACAAGATGACATGTTTATTAGATTCTCGGACCAAGAAGATATTAACACCTACACACCTACAGCAACCAATACAGCCGGCACACAGAGACTGGCCGACGGATCACGGATCATGGGAGCCATTAGAGGTAGAGATGCGATCTATGTATATACAGATACAGCTTTGTTCTTACAAAGATTTGTGGGTCAACCTTTTACATTTGCCTTTGTGCAAGTTGGAACAAACTGTGGACTAGCAGGTAAGAACGCTGTGGTTGAAGTAGATGGTGCAGCCTATTGGTTATCTGAAAATGGTTTCTTTAAATATGCTGGTGCACTTGAAACACTACCATGTTTAGTAGAGGATTTTGTTTATGATGATATTAATTTAGCTTCTGGTAACCAAATGATTACAGCAGGACTTAACAATTTGTTTGGAGAGATTATGTGGTTTTATCCAACCGCATCTTCAGGTGTCGTTAATAAAATGGTTTGTTATAATTATCAAGACTCATCACCACAAAGACCAATATGGACAATAGGAACATTAGCTAGAACTGTTTGGAAAGACTCTGCAATTTTTGGTAAACCTCACGCTTTAGAGTATGATGCAAATAGTACAGAGCCTGCTACTTCATCTACGTATGTGCAAGGAAACACAGACGGTATATCAACATACTACGAACACGAAACAGGCACAGATCAAGTTAAAGGTGGAACAGTTTCAGCAATTACAGCAAATATATTATCAGGTGATTTTGATATTACTCAACAACAGCCAGGTGTTGCAAATCTTAGAGGTGATGGTGAGTTTATTATGAAGGTTAGAAGATTTATTCCTGACTTTATATCTCAAACAGGTAATACTAGAGTGACTTTAAATTTAAAAAATTATTCAAATGATACAGCGTCTAGTTCATCACTTGGACCTTTTGATGTAAGTTCATCAACAACAAAAGTAGATACACGTGCAAGAGCAAGAGCTATAGCTTTAAAAGTAGAAAATACAAGTACAGCTCAAGATTGGAAGCTAGGCACATTTAGATTAGACATACAACCAGATGGTAGAAGATAATGGCAAAGATAGTACAAATATTAACAAGACCTAGTAATGTATACAAACAAGAAGTAGCTGACGCGCAGGT